TCAAGATTGACAGAATCACAGCTTTTGCGGTCAAGCTTCTAGTTTTGCCCGCTCCATAACCCGCAGACAGACCAATAATTTCTGTCGTTTGATCTTCTACGAAAGCAAGCTGCCCAGGATGCAGATCAGATTTGATGCGTTCAACCAGTTCAACTGTGCCCTCTTGCGATGGCGGCGTTGCAAATGCCAAGAGCGGTTCGGCGTCTGTAAGCCCTGTCAGCAAGGGCATTAGATGTCAAAGCGAAGCAGCTTGGCCTGAGTCTCCAAAGCCTTGATCGCAACTTGCAAGTTTTCGTCTCGACCTGCTTTCTGCTCATATTTTACAAGCCGTGCAATTGCAGCAGCAAGCCACTCTGGACGCTCAATCTCTGAGTCTTGTTGAATTAACTTGCGAGCACGCTGCATGTAGATGTCTGCCGTTCTTTCGCTGACACCCCACTGCTCTGCCGCATATTGCAAGATTTCAAAGCGAGAGTAAGACTTGATAAACAAGCCATAAACAGCTTTTACGCGCTCTTCAATTTCTGCGTTGGTTGATTTTTTACCCATGCCCCGATCTTACAGGGAATTAAAGCAAGAGTAGTTTAAGAGTAGAAGTGATGGTGAGCTTTTTGCCAATAGGAGCGGAGTTGACGGATTTTGTGTTCAGTCGAGCGCGTCGAGCTGACAATGCCTCTGAAGTTGCCGACTGTGACTTGCACATTGCCAGTTGGGAGGGTGCGGATTTTGGCTGCGGGCGTAGGCAAGCCAGTATTGCTGCTCATAGCGACGAAAAGCGTTGAGGTCATTTTGGCGCTGTTTCGCGCGAAGGGAGTCTTGTTTAGCCATGTGTAAAAAGCCCTGCCAGGGTTAGTGGCAGGGCAGAAAGATCAGGAGTTTTTCAACACGCTATAAAGCTGTGAAGGTTCCATCGCCTTGCAAAAAGGGCGAAGACTCTTCAAAGCGTATTCAAGCAAAAGCCTTCCAGCTTCTTTTTTAGTGTCGTAAGAGCTAAGAGTATTGAAGATAGAGAAAAGCTCAGGATCGGCTATATATGTTTTAATCTCTGGCCCTGAAAGTGGTTCAGGAGCTAACGAAGGAGAACAGGTTTCAAATCCTGTCTCGATGGTTGTTTGAATTGAAGTTTCCTGAACAGCTGTGTCATAAGAAGGTTGACGGTTGTTTGGCATTGCATCAGCAAGCCACTCTTCGCGACCTTCTCTAAAGCTTTTCTCGCGAACATCTACAAGATCACCAGGGGACAGATTAAGAATCCACCTTTGGCTAGGGGCCAAAGTGCAGAGGACTGTCTCGCCTGCGTAGCGTTCTTCTGTATCTAAGACATAAAGAACAACTAAGTGTTCTTTGCTGCCTGCCCTCCTGCCAAATTCACAGGAGATAACGTCTTTGGGCTCTGCGGAAATGGTCATGATCAGAATCGGGGGGAACGGGGGAATCGAGGTAACATCGTGAAACGATCGTTTTGAGTGTCGGGGGATAGATCAGCACCTCAAAGCTGCCCTGCCTTCCCTTTCGGTATTTTATAGCTTTCAGCCTGCTGGGGGACAAGTCAGGCATCAGGCTCCCCGACGTCTACTTATTGGGTGTAATGCTGTTTAACAGTCAAATAATTTTTCAGAAGCCAATCTTTTAAGGCAAAAGCGGCCAGTTGAGAAGGAGGCATTGTCATTAGATCTGCAAGCTCAACAAGATGGTCAAAATCAGCAGGAGGCATGCTGGCTTGAATTTTTTTGCATTTGATACCTGCCATCAGTCAACTTCCTCAACTGTGTAGGAATAGCCGCAATCTTTTGCATCTTGCTTTAACAGGTCAAGCTCATGTTCGTTATAAGCCCACTCAGTCCATTCAAGGTTGCCGTTGAGTGATGCTTCGACGTAGTAGCGGCTAGAGGATTCTGACTGTTGAAGCTTAAGCAGGTTATTGGCTTCCAGTTGATCTTGAAAGCGTTCGAAGGACTCGAACCAGTTGAGATCTTGAGTAAATGCGTCCATGGTTTTGAGGAGTAGTAAAAGGCCCTGTCTCCAGGGCCGTGTGTAATCAAGCGATGGTCTGGTAGCCGTCAGCTTTGACTGAAGTCCAGATCTTGCGGGCTTTTGAGCGGTGCATGTATTCAGGCTTACCAGTGGGCAAAAGGGAAAAATAGCCGCCGGACCCTTTGAGCTGGTAGTGAGTGACAGAAATGTTTTGGCTGCCCTCAAACTCAACAAACTCAATGCAGTCAGTCTTGATGCCGCCTTTGTTGATTTTGTAAAGAGCGTGAGCTTTGTTGCTGATCATTTGTTCGAGGTGTTGCGGGTCTCCCCTTGACTTCTTTAATATACACGAATGGCATACCAGAGGCAAGAGGCTGTGCCGGTTTATTGGTTGACACAAAAAAAGGGCCTTGCGGCCCTCTTGTCATTCCTCTTCCATGTAGTACTCCAGATCCATCATCGAATCCAAGACACTCATCGTGAAGGAATCTTCCAGCTCCTCCCAAGTGCTGTCATCCCACTTGCGAGCGGCTTTGAGCATCTCCAGGCATTGAGCCTGAAACTCAGTCACGTTCATGATTCAGTTGTCGAGGTACAGGGATCTCTCCCGAAATAATTATGGCATGCCAGGGGTTGAGTGGCAACCCCCCCCCAGCCAAGGTCAAGCAAGAATGAAGCTTGCCCAATCATTCAGCCATTTCTTGCAAGCGCGAAGGCTGCCTTCAAAGCTAAGTCCTTCTGCTTCAGGATTGGGACGAAAAACAGCTTGATAGGTTCTGCCGCCTCCAACATGTTGGCTGATGCAGCCGTCACCGTCTTGCGTGTAAATACCACCGATGGTTTGGCCATTGTGGGTAGCGGTCCAAAGACCAGTTTCAATGCGTTCGATGATCATGGGGTTTGAGGCTGTGGGATCTCTCCCGATGCCATAATCATGGCATACCAGCCATCAGAAGTCAAACGGGTCTGACGTATCAAATGTTTCAGATGCTGCTTTGAACGGGCTGGATTGACAGAGGCGCACATCCAGATCCCATCGCAGTGATCCAACAGTGATGTTGGCATTGCCCAGTTTTGCTGCCCTGACGCTGTTGGCGTTGCTTGCGTCAACAACAACCCATCCGTTGCTCCAAGCACCGTTTCGATGCAGCTCCACAGGTGTTCCAGGGGTAGGGGGTAAAACCCCCTCAACTACCCCTCCCCCCGAAGTGGGTGAACAAGGGGAATAAGGGGAATAACCCCTTATTTCGTATGACGCGCGCGAGGTTGTTTCCCTTGTTCCCCTTATTTCCCCATTTTCCAGGGAGGGGGTATTGGGAACCCATAAAAGCTCAGGCCGACCATTCGCAACCAATCCTTCAAGCTTCCCTTCCTGGCGAATCAGAGCTTTCTTTTCCAAGGCGCGTAATGCCCTGTTGATCTTGCTGAGATTGCACTTGGCAACATCCAACAGCTCTTTCGAGGTCACAGGAAACTCTCCTGCTGCCCATCTGTCGCACAGGTAGTCAAAGATGTCCGCTTGACGCCCTTGCAGCTCGTCTGAAGCCTCCTGGATCGCTTCTGCAGCCAATACGCTTTCGCCATCACCATGGTGAATCCAACCATCGTCTTGCAGCTCGATAAGCAGCGTTGTTCCCTTGGCTCTGCCTTGCGTTTTCAAGACCACGCGATAATCGTTCTGTGTCTGGCCCTCAGCAGGCTGTTTAAACCAGTTCATGAGGATTGTGAGGCTGGCTGCTGCAGGCAAAGCGTTGCTGCCTCTGCTGGCATTGGTTGCGTTGCCACCGCTCACGCTTTTGTTGGTGTGGTGGATCATTGCAAGCGTGGCTTTGTGAGGCGCTAGAGCCTCTGCTAGCTGCCTTGCAGGGCCATCGAATGCTGAGGTTGCCTCATCAATCCCGAGCGCAGCAACACAGCTGTGGTAACTGTCCAGCAGAAAAAATGATCCAGGATTCGCAGCGGCTATCTCACCAAGATGCGCAATCCCACCTTCTGTGAGATGCAAAGGCGCTCCTGTGTGCCAAAGCATCTCAACAGGCCCAGACATGTTGCCTTCGCGATCGACCAAGCCTTCACGCTTGAACAACGTGTGCCAATCGCTTTCAGGTTGATCAGTGCCAACAATAAAAACCTTTGGACATACACCGTGCAATGGCTGACCTAAATAAGCATCTTCACCGTGAAACCATGCGCTGATCATTCCTACCATCAACGCAGACTTACCCACTTTTGGTGGCGCTACAAGCAGGTTAAAAGTGCCTGCCATGATTACACCTTCCCAAGCCCAAGGCGTAGGAGTTGTGTCCATTTTTTCGCCACGCATTCGTGGCAAGCAGACACCAGAAACTGCACCTTGCGCCCGAAGCAATAATATCGCCGCTGTTTTTTCCGTTATCGGGAAACCAACTTCATCGGCATAAAGCCGCAGAAGTTGAGAACGACGTAGTGAATCCTCTTCATTAGAGAGGACGATATTTGCGTGATGTTCGAGCCTGTTTAAAAGTTCCTTGTGATCCTTCAGACTTTCGGGAATCATCCCGGAGCTGCTTGATTCTGTTGGTGTAGTGTCCATCCTTGGCTTTGCTTGGCGAATAAAAATCGGCGTTTGTGTAGACACCAAGCCGTTCAAGTTCTTGAAAAGCAGTTAGCTCATCGCTTGATTTGAAGGGGTGCTCTTTGTCCCAGGCATCCAGAGCGCGGTTCGACCGCTCTGACTGCGTTTTGCTGTAATAGCTGACCAACGCTAAATCGTCGTCATATTCAGCAGGAAGACAGTATGGAATCCACTGCAGCAGATCGAAAGATCGTTCCTCGCTGTCAGGGTTAGTCACGCGAAAGCGGCTCGGGTTCTGAGGCTATGGCTTTTTGAAGCAACAGGTTTACCCAGCCTGTGCGAGTGACACCGATTGGTTTCTTACGGTCGATTTCAGCTATCACCCTTGGGTCTATGAAAACGCGAGTGTTCGTGATCTGTTCTAGTTCTGGCACGTTCTGGGCTTGATTTGCCTGCAGATTGTGCCCATACTGTGC